TAACAATGTAATTCAAATTGATGCTACTACTGCTTGGACTGAACGTAATAACAACACTCCAAAGCCTGTCAACCACATGGTTGTCTCGCTTATTAACAACCCATCCAGTGCTTCTGATTTCTATCCAATCAAAGCTGTAACTGAGCCTAGCTCTGGTGTCTATAACATTGAGTTGTATGACAACGTAAGTGTTACTGACGACCAAACTGTTTACTTCTACCTCCGTTCAACGATCACCACTGGTGGTCATGTGTTTGAATTTGCAGGAGCTGGTACTGATTACCGTGCACATCCTGATAATGGCGGTTCTCCTGTTGAAGCTAACCAAGTTAAAAACGAAGGTGCTGGTAAGGTTTACATCTCAAGTAGTGACCACAACGGTAACTTTAAAGTTGGTGAAGTATTTAATGTAAGTACTGATGGAGCAAGTGTAACTATAACTGGAAATGCAAGTGTATCTGGTACATCTACTTTAACTGGAGCTGTTACTACTGGCGGAAACGTGACTGTGGGTGGCACTCTTGACGCACAAAGCTTGACTATTAATGGCAGTTCAGTTGAAACTACAGGTACTTATTTTGACAGCAATGGTGATATTAAAGATGAAGCACTGCCGGATATTTCAGGATTACCGACTGATGCACAAGCTTATCCATCGTCGGTGACCCTCGACGCAAAGGGACGTGTAACTGCAATCAGTGCTGGTACTGAACCTGTTACTTCAGTTAATGTGCTTGATCCAATCACGGGTGACAGTACTAGTAAAACACCAACTATTGGTGTCAAAGAGTTTGGTGCTACTGAAACTGTTGACGGCAATCAGGTTACTATTTTAAAAGGTGTCGTTAATGCAACAGCTAATGACTCTGGTAAGTTCCTTAAAGGTGACGGTACCTGGGCTAGTCCTGCACAAGCTGCTTATTCTTTGTCGTCTTCTCAATCCGGTACAACTGATATTGATCTTAAGTTAACAGGAAGCGGTTCTTCAACAGTTAAATTAATTAAAGGTACTGGTATTGTTCTTGAGCAAGACCCTAATAGTACTGGCAGTACTCAAGAGTTTAAAATTTCTGCGCCTAGTTCAGCTAACGCACAAGTTTACATTTCAGGTAATGTACCTCCTAATCCACTAGCTGGAGATACTTGGTGGGATACTAACACTGGTGAATGCTATCTTTATTATACTGATGTTGATAGTTCTCAGTGGGTCCAATTCGCTCCACAACAACGTGGTACTGGTAACGGTACAGTAACCAGCATTCAAGTTACTGGCGGTACTGGAATAAGTGTTGATAACGCTAATGCAGTGGTCACTTCTGGTACCTATCAAGTTAGTCTTGATAACACTGCTGTAACACCTGATCAATATGGCACCTCTAGCGCTGTTCCTCAATTTAGTGTGGATCAACAAGGTCGGATTACTGCAGTTGCTGATGTAAACATTGGATCACTTTCAACTAGTGCTATTAGCACAGGTACATTTGCACCCAGTCGTATTGATCGTACTGAGACATTTACTCTCACTCAAATCGAAGTACCACAAGGCACTTCAGACGGTCAAACTCCTCCTACTTATATTGGTCCAGTAACTGTTACCTGTAACCTGGCAAATGCTAATGACAAACTTTCAGTAAATGATACTGTTACCATTTCTGGCAATACGGGAAACACTGCATCTAATCAAGCATTTTTGAATACTACTCATGTAGTTACAAATGTCACGACCACGACTTTTGAGTTTGTAATTGGTACAACTGATGATGAATTTTCAGCATTAGATACAGCTACCGCAAATCTAGGTACTTGTGTCAGAGATTCTAGGATCATTACTACTTCTCAAATACCGATCGGTACTTTTACGGTAGATCATATTCCTAATCTTTCTGCTAATAAAATTACGTCCGATACATTCCACGTTGACCGAATCCCAACACTTTCAAAATCTAAAATTAGCAGCATTGGTAGCTGGAATACAAGTGATATTCCAGACCTTAGCTCTACTTATTTGACGGCAGTATCTGCTGATACGTCACCTCAACTTGGCGGTAGTCTTAATGTAGGTGGTAACTCAATTATCAGCGCTAATAACGGTAATGTTACCCTTAACCCAGATGGTACGGGTGTCGTAAGTTTTGCCAACAACACTGGTACGACGTATGTAAATGGTGACTACGGTGTAACAATCAAACCACCTACACTTGAAACAAACCTTTCACTTGTACTGCCTGCAACTGATGGTACTGCTGGTCAATACCTGAAGACTGATGGTAGTGGTAACCTTGGTTGGGCTACTGATGCTAATTCAACTTACACTGCAACCTCTTGGCGTTCAATTGAAAGTACACCTACTGCCGGTCTTGTGCCTGCAAGTGGAACCGCTGCTGAGGATGCTGATAAGTATCTTGCTGGTGATGGTGCTTGGAAAACTCTACCCACACCTTCGTCGTTTGACTCCGGCATGATTATGTGGTGGCCAGGTTTGGCTGCCAACATTCCATCCGGTTGGCTTCCGTGTGATGGTCGTGTGTTGTTCCATACTGCATATGCACAAGAAACAAATACGTTGTATGCAAACTTGAAAGCTGCTCTTGCTAATGTGCAAGGTGTTAGTGGTTGTATTTATGACGATCAACGCACTAGGGTTGCTGCAGATTTCCCACAAGGAACTGCTTTAACAACGTTTGACAGCATTTATCAATTTGCGCTTCCAGATCTACGCGGTGAATTCATCCGTGGTTGGGACAATGGTCGTGGTGTTGATCCTAATCGTGATTTGGGTTCGGCTCAAGCAGATAAAATTAAAGATCACCAACATTCAGGAGGTTCAGGAAGCAACTCATCTCTTAGTAACACGCCTCCCAATACGAACTCCTCTGCTTCAGCTAGTACTGGATTTATTAGTCCAGCGCAAACTGCTGGCGGTGCCGACGAAACCCGTCCCCGTAACATTGCAATGATCGCTATTATCAAGACTTAATTATGACACTTAATTTTCCCTCTAGTCCGTCAAACGGACAAACATATTCTCTTGCTAATGGTGCTACTTATACGTGGGACGGCGAGAAGTGGAAAGCATCAAACATTCCAGATAGTTCTGACGTTGTTCAAACTGTAGACACACCCAATAATGGTGAGGTTTTAAAATGGAACGGTTCAGCAGCAGTTTGGGATGTTGACAACGATACTACCTACAACCCTGCTACTCAAAGCGTAGATGGTTTAATGTCATCTAGCGATAAATCAAAGCTAGATGGCATTGATGCTGGTGCAAACGTTGGTGTAGCTGCAAGTGGTGGTACCTTTACCGGTACCGTTAATTTTAACGGTAATGTAACTCAAGCTGCTCAAGCAGTCTCTGCTCTTAATATTGATTGCAGCACTGGTAACTATTTTACTAAAACAATTAGCGGTAGTTCAACATTTACTTTTGGTAGTGTACCCACTTCTGGTGCTTATTCATTTGTATTAGAGCTTACGCATAATGTTGGTAACGCTGATGTTACTTGGCCAACTTCAGTTAAATGGCCAAGTGATACTGCTCCAACATTTACATCAGGTAAAACCAGTCTTTTTGTTTTTGTAACTGATGACAACGGTTCACGTTGGCGTGGAGCATCACTTGTAGACTATACAACTTGATTATGTTTGATAAACTTTTAATGGCTGCTGCTCAACCGGTGGCAGCCACCGATAGCGATCAATACATCGCAAACACAGAACTACTGCTTAAAGGAGAGGGTACCAACGGTCAAACCAACAGCACCTTTGTAGACAGCAGCGCCAGCAGCCATTCGATTAGTCGCACCGGAGATGTCACCCAAGGCAGCTTCAGTCCCTTTTCACCCAAGGGATGGAGCATGTATGTGGATGGTACAGGCACCACTCAAGGCATTGCAGGTCCTAACGTTGGTGATGTTTTTTCTAATAGTGGAAAAGATAGTTGGACTATTGAGATTTGGTGGAAGCTTGATGGCCTCAGCACAGGCACTGGAACTGGTGAAGTTTTTCCTATTTTTAGCAGCAAAGATTGGTGGGGAAATGGCGCAGGCGCTTTTTATTTAACATATACTCATAGCACTAATCTATTTGATTGCCAATTCAATTATAACAATAATGGATCTAATGCAGTCATTAGCGGGCTCCAGTCTTCTGTTTCTTTTGAGTTCAATCGATGGTATCACCTTGCCGTTGTTAAACAAGGAAATACGTTTAGGCTTTATGTAGATGGTCAGCAATTAGACACTGAGAGTGCAGCTAATTTAACGACTTACGGATTTTGGCGCACTAATTACCCTGTGACTATAGGTCGTTGGTGGACAATACAAACAGGTTACAGTCAAAATCTCCTGCAGCGTCATGGTAGAGGGTATTTTTCAAATGCACGAATTACAAATTCTGCTGTTTACCCAGATGGCACTACTTTTACTCCAAGCACTGAACCACTTACGGCAATTACAGATTGCACACTACTTACACTGCAGGATAATCGTTATGTAGATAATAGTTCTTTAAATTCAACTATTACGGCCTACGATAGTGCTGCCATCAAACCCACAAGTCCATTCAGTGGTAATCGGGAGTACCAAAAGGCGAGTTATTTTAGTGGATACTTTGATGGGAGTAATGATTACCTTGAAATAAGCAACACTTCAAATTTCAAACCTTCTGGAGCATTTACGGTTGAATGCTGGTTTAAAACACCTGATAACACACATAAAAGTAATACTTATGGTGCTAGGCTTATTTCAGGTGGCGACTCAAGTGGTAATCATTTCGGCGTTTTTTTTAACTCCAGTGACGGAAGGATTGGTTTCTTTTTTCAGGGCTCTTATGATTACCATCAAACTACACCTACAGAAAATGTTTGGCACCACGTAGCATATGTCCGGGATAGCAGTAATGTTATTAAAATTTATTTAGATGGTGTTCCCAGTACAAATACCATTACCAACAGCTCTGCAACAGCTTATGGCAATAACTTCTTTATCGGTAGAAATGGTGATGGATTCATTACTAATGAGGGACTATTTAAAGGCGAGATTTCTAATTTTAGGTTTGTTAACGGCACCTGTCTTTATACTGCCTCCTTTACCCCACCCACTGCACCGCTCACACCCGTTGCCAACACCAAGCTGCTAACTCTGCAGGATAACTACCTTGTTGACCACAGCCCAAGCGGACACAGCATTACCAACAACGGTGGTGTAACGCTTGAACCGGAGTCACCGTTTAACAATTCAACGTATCCGTTAAGTGGGACGTTTTATAGCGCGAATTTTGATTCCACAAATGATGTAATATCTACAGGTGCAAGTAGTGATTTTGCATTTGGTACCGGTGATTTTACGTGGGAATGCTGGTTTAATCGGCAAGGAGATACTTTATATGCAAGAATACTGAATTCAGGTAGCAACGTTTGGTCTACAAATTCAGCTGCTGGGATTGGCGTTTATGGTTCAACTCATCATAATGCGCCTAATAAAATTTACTTTTATTCGTACAATTTGTATTCAGGTGGCAGACTTCTTACTAGCACTGAAAGTGTTATTAGCAACAAATGGTACCATGTAGCTGTAACTAGACGTAGCGGTACGCTTTATTTGTATGTAAATGGTGTTTTGCAGAATAGTAATAGTAGCTATGCTGGTAATCTAGAGAATGTTTCTACAAACACTTTTCACGTAAGTGGTAACGCTTCTTCCCCTGGCGATCCATTGACTGAAAATTTTGTGGGTTATGTTTCTAACGTACGTGTTGTAAAAGGAACTGCTCTCTACACCTCTGACTTTACGGTCCCTTCGGAACCTCTCACTGCCGTCAGCGGTACAAAATTACTCACCCTGCAAGACGCAACAATTCAAGACAACAGCGCCTCTAGTCACTCTATTACTAACAACGGAGCAACTGTCACCGAGATTGCACCGTTTGGAGCCGCGTTGATTGATCGTGCGGGGAGTATGTTCTTTGATGGAGCTGGGGACTACCTAGATCTTACTGCTAACTTACAACAAACTGGCCAATTTACAATTGAGTTTTGGTTTTATGCCAAATCTATTGCACAAGATGACACTCTCTATGTCTGGGGAAACAATCAGACCTATATGAATCCGTGCCGTTTTGCCAGTACGACAAGTCTTGGTTTTTATAAATATGGCGTTGGGTTAATTGCAGAAACTGGTACTAATACTGTGCAGCCAGGTCAGTGGTATCATGTAGCTGTTACGAAAAATAGTAGTAATACCCTACGTATTTGGCTAAATGGTGTACTTAAAGACACCTATAGTTTTGGATCTGATCCGTATGGCAATACTGCCGGAGTTCATATTGGTGCTAATGAAGTTCCAAATCAGTATTTCAACGGATTTATCTCTAACTTTAGATGTGTGTCATCTTGCCTTTACACCTCCAACTTCACACCACCTACCGCTCCACTGCAACCAATTACCAATACTAAGTTACTGCTAAATGGTAACAACGGTGGTGTTGAAGATTCGTTGGGTAAACAAAACCTTTCAACTGGTGGCGACGCACAGATCGATACTACTGTTAAAAAGTTTGGTAGTGGTGCGATTCAATTCGATGGCAACGGTGATTTTCTTAAAGGGACTGGTTTTGATTTTAGCGGCAAATACACTATTGAAGGTTGGATTTACAGGCAAACCTCCTCTGGGTATCTAACGATCTTTCGTCAAGGTGGGTCCACTCATGACTGGGCTACCACCGGAGTTCATTGTCTTATGTATATTGAGGGCGTTACAAATAAGCTTGTACTTGAAATTCCAGATGGATCTGGCTATCGCTACGAAATAAAATCGGCATCTAGTTTTCCTCTTAACGTCAACACTTGGTATCACTTTGCCGCTACTTGTGATGGAACTAATACAAGTTTATTTATAGATGGTCAAAGAGTCGGAACAAGGCAAAATATTATTCCACGTGTAGGCGGGTCTGAATATGAGATTTCAATTGGCGCCAATGACGGCATTACAGCTGCTACTAATGGAAGTTATTTTGTAGGGTTTATGGATGATTTTCGCGTAACGATTGGTGTCGCACGTTACGACCCAACTCAAACCACCCACACCGTACCTACTAAAACTCACCCAACAGTATAACTATGCTTATCGGTATTATTGAAAACGACGTTGTTACAAAAATAGCACACTACAAGAATCTTTTTCCAAACACTAGTTTTACCACTAACGGTCCAAGTAATGAGTTTCTTGAAGCTAACAACGCAAAACGTGTCAGCGTTTATCGCGACTACGACCCTACTACGCAAAAACTGGTCCGCTCTGCTCCATATGTAGACGGTGATTGGATCTATACAGTGCGTGTAGAAAACCTGGATACCACGGTAACTGCAATTGATGAACCTGTGATTGTGATTACTACTGACACGGATCCAGAACCTATTGGTCAAACAGCAACCACTACTACCCTTGAATCACCATGATCACCCTTATTCGACCCATTCTTTTTACGTTTTTGACTTCACGGCAAGTAAAACGGCTTGTTGTTGATCTGCTTCATAAGCTTGCAGAGTCTACTGACAATACTGTTGATGATAAGGCTGTTGAATTTATTGAAAACGGTTTGTTCCCTAAACCTTAATCCTTAACGATGATAGAAGCTTCCGTTGCAGTAGCGATTGCAGTGGCAACTGGCGTTGGTGCGGTCATTAATAGACATAATCAACGCCTTGTTGACCTTGATACAAGGCTTGATGGTATTGAATTACGTGTTGCGGAAAAATATGTGCAGCGGCAAGAGCTTGCTTCTGCACTTGAAAAGATAGAAGCTCACATGGTTCGCATTGAGTCCAAATTAGATAAACTTACTTTTAATGGCTAACACTAAAAAAGCAACTGAGGACCAGTTTAACGAACTCCATAACCTTGTAACTAACGAATTTTTGCAACGCATTCGTAGCGGAGAAGCCTCTACTGCGGATTTGAAGGCTGCATGTGATTGGTTAGCCAAGAATGATATCAGTGGAGTAGCTGTAGAAGGCACACATCTCGATAAATTGGCTCAAATCCTCCCAAAAGTAGACCCAGAACTTGTACAACGTAGACTTTATGGCAAGAGCACGAGTATCTAATCCCGGTAAAACTGCCAAATATTACGCAAAAAACCCAAAAGCACGGGAAAAAAAGAATGCGTATATGCGTGACTATAACAAATCAAAGGCACGAATATCCTACCGTTCAAAACTAAATACAGCACGTCGCGAAGCCGGTATATACGGCAAAGGTGGACCGGATATGTCACATGACAGCAAAGGTAACCTAAAAAAACAATCCGTAAAAATTAATCGCGGCAATAACGGCCATGGAAAACGTCAACGTTACAGAAAAGCATGATACCTCTACTTCCCAAACCTGATTACTACCTTTACAACCTTATAGCCATGACACAGCCAGAAGCTAAAAAGATGTGGCGTAAAGCCATCAAAGAACATTTTGATTGTCGTTGTGTTTATTGCGGAGGAAAGTTTGAACATACAGAGTTAACACTTGATCATGTAAAACCTAGATGTAAAGGAGGAGAGTCAATATCGCAGAACCTTGTTCCCGCGTGTTTGCCGTGTAATCAATCCAAGGGAAGTGAAAACTGGAGGGACTGGATGCGTCGTGTATTTGGTCCCTACACATATAGAGAGTGGCTCATTCTTGAGCATATAAGTTAAACAACAACCTATCCACTTAAGTATATCGCCGCTCCACAGGGGGCGGTTTTTTTTATGCCTTATAACGATGAAAATCAATTATTAGGAACAAATTTAGTCAATGCGTTTGTTAACCACGAAGTAGTTCGCGGTGCAATTCACTTTGTAAAAAAAACGGTTCGAGATGCACAACAACAAGCGGCATCTAACTTCCCGAAAGTGTATGACACCGCTCGTCAAATTAAAAATCAGATAACAGATAGTTGGGAAGAAAGCAGGAAAAATCCAGATCCCATAGTTAAAGCAATTAACGCTTTCGGTCATACACCGGTTGGGAAACTTGTTGAAGCTGCCGTTGATCCGACAGGTGCTGCAGCAGCAGTTGTTCAAGAACTCGGTGCTGGGCATGTAGATCCACGGCTTCTAGCTCTTGTCGGGATGATCGATCTCGACAGAGGCGTACTGCGCTTTAAACATGTCGATGACGTATCCACTAGCGTATATGCACGAGGTAGGGGTCGTTTTGGTAGACAAGCAGATGGTCAAGGAAGAAGAGTTGAGCTTGCAGTTGCAGAACAAAATGTGGAGAAATTGGAAAAATTTAAAAACCGTGATGTAACCGCCTACAACGCAACTAACTACAAAGTATCTCCACAAGGTGGGAACATTGGCTACCAAGCTGAATACGGACGTGCTCACGACGTAAGTGCTGAGTCACACCATATGAGTGATCATAAATTCTTTGGTGATGCAAGTGCTGGACCGAATAAAGCTGAAGTGGATAAGGAGTTCCACAAGTTGGGCGGCATTAAAGGAAACGATGCACTTAACATGGTCTATGCTTGGGGTATTAAAAAATCAAAAGATATACTGGCGGTTGATCATAACCAAATCCATAATAAACTTTACCCAAAACTACCACAACGACAATTTATCCAAGACAAAATTGACGATGGTAGTTGGTACAAATTAAAACCAAAAACACGTGCCACTCTACTTAAAAAGGCTTCAGATGAGCACGTTGATATTGTCATGCGTTGGGCCAAATGGAAGCTTGCACTGGCTAACGCTGATCCGACATTTAAGGTTTTAACTCCCAAGATGAAACGTACTTATATCAAGCAGCAACCTAAGTGGTTTGCAGAACTCGGTAAGGACCAGTTTCCAACTTACGAAGAATTAATGGCTCAACCTAAGGGTTTTAACAACGATGAGTTGCGCCATGTTTTTGGTTTAAGTCTTGGTCAGAAACCCTCTAAGTTACGTCGAGATGTACCACTAAGTGTTTACACAGCACGCAACTAGCCCCTGAGCGGCCCCTAGAAGCCCCTATAAGCCCCCTCTAACCATGCGGGGGTACATATCCCTATGAATGATATTTTAACAGCCCTGCGGGGCGATTTTAAGGTGTTCCTCCAGGCTTTGTGGATGGAACTGAATCTTCCAAGTCCGACCCGTGCACAATATGCCATTGCAGACTATTTACAACATGGTCCGAAACGATTACAAATTCAAGCCTTCCGTGGTGTCGGTAAGTCGTGGATTACTGGAGCGTTTGTACTTTGGACTTTGTTTAATGATCCAGAAAAGAAGATCATGATTATTTCGGCATCAAAGGAGCGTGCCGACAACATGAGTATCTTTCTTCAGAAGCTCCTTGTCGAGACCAAATGGTTGGAACACCTACGACCAAAAAGTGACGAAGCACGTTGGTCACGTATCAGTTTTGATGTCAACTGCAGTCCACACCAAGCACCTTCGGTAAAGAGTGTCGGTATTACCGGTCAACTTACCGGGAGTAGGGCTGATTTGATGATCCTTGACGACGTT